TGTAGTGTTTAGCTTTTAACAAGTCTTGGACACCACCCTTCTCTTTAAATCTTAAAATATACTTTATGATATTTCCTTGTACAAATCCAATATTATTTTTGATGATAAATTCTACTGGTTGGATTTTGTAATTCTTGTAATGGCTTCCACCAACTTGCTTTTTAAATGACTTCATAGACTGTTCTTCCATTAGCTTTGTATGCTCTTAAATACATCTTACGATTATTTTCTTTGTTGTATGAAATATGTACCCAGCCAGAATTAGCTTCTTCTGGTTTCCAAAATTCAAGAATTACTTGATCGTAAAATAAATGATTAACAACCCAGTCGGCAAGTTCTTTGTTAGGCACTCCTAAGACTTCGCAATCAACTGCCATACCAAGACAATGCTGACTATTAATTGATGAACCTATCTTCAAACAAAGTTCTGGTGATCTATAACCACTCGTAATTTTTATATCTCCAAAATGATTTACAATAGGATTAATAACTTCGTGGATTAATGTTTGGAGATTAATTAAAATTTCATCTGTTGGAGTATTATCTATTCCAAGTCTTGTAGCTGTTTCTGAAAACAGTAATTCTTTTAAACTAACTTGCCTATCCATTTGCCTTCTTTGTTAAGTACCATTGGCATTAGTCTTGGAGTAGAATCTACAATCATTCCACAACCCATTATAAATTTTGTTTTAAAGTTTTTAGAATATTGGAAAGCCATATTAGTTTGTTGGATTAAACAACCTACTTGCATAGCAAAGAATAGTGCATCAGGATTAGCCCAGTATTCTATTTTAAATTTAGAATGGAAGTGTCCTTGAACACAACTCATTCCATTAATTTGAGATACTTTAGTTACATCAGCAGATATTCCATGAGTAAAGAAACATCTTTGTTTATTAGGAAGTGTAAGAGTTAAATTATCTACCCAGTTCCATTTTTTAACATTTAAAAACTCGTTGTATTCTTTTAGATAACCTCTAGGGATTCCTGATTTAATTGCTCTACGATAAACTAAGCTAGAATGATTTGAGTCTAACAAAGTCATTTCAGGAAATATTGATTCTAATTCTTTTATAAAATCTTTTGCTCTAACAAGTTCATGTCCAGCAGAAGCAAGATCAGGGTTATGATCGTGGAATGATAATGCGTGGCAATCTATTTCATCACCTATATTTACGATTGTATCTGGTTTGTATTCTTTTTTTATTTCTTTTAGGAACTCAAAGCTATCTTCTCTATGATATGGAATATGTAAATCAGATATGACTAAGATTCTTTTATTCATAAACTAACTACTAGTTGTATTCGTATTATTAAGCAATAGTTACTTAGCCAAAAATATTGTGATTAGAACTAACGACAAAGAACCAAGCCCACAAAGAATCGCCCAATACAAATTAGTCATTTGTCTTTCCAGCTTTGATACTGAAGAAGATAAAACTTTAACTGAGTTTTTAAGTCCTGTGATATGCCCCTTTAATATTATTAGTTCTTCGTTGGTAGTTCTTGTCATTGTCTTTATTAGTACATTTGCAAGACTTCAAAAGACAACAACTGCCATCAGCTAATCTATAAATGCACATTAAATATTGTGCAGTCTTTTTATCAGACAATCAAATTTAAATAAAGTCTATTTATTAAAAGTCTTTTGTATGTCCGAATAGAAGTCTTTGTAAAACTTTTGAACATCTTTTAAATATGTTTCGTAGTTTTGTTTTAGTTCTTCGTATGTCGGTAGTTTAAATGTAAACATTTTATTCTCCTATTTATTTCTAGGATATATATGTTGCGTTGCAACAAAAATCAAGACTACTTAATGTTAAAATGTATTTTAATTGATTCTATAATATATTTGGCGATCTCATACTTCCATTCTAAATATAATCCAAGAACTGTGCCTAGTATAAACCAGATCATCTTGCAGTAGTTGGTATTCCTTTTGATGATACAAAAGGATTTTCAGCAAATGCCATGTAGATATATGTTACACCAGAAGTATTGTGTGCGGAATAATTTGCTCTAGCTTTTAAACCATTAGATACAAAATCCCAGTTAGCTGGTGCTGAGTTTGTTGCACCTGAATCTTCAGCAAATAAAAATTCACCACTTGGTGCTACTCCTCTTTTTGTATCGCACATAGACCATTGACCAGTAGTAGATGATGCTTTTGCCATAACAAATGCTGGTTTAAATCCAGTATAGATAAAAGTACCATCAGTTGAACCATTACCAACATAAGAACCAAATTTAGAATATCCTTTTACATCAGCAAAAGCATAACCAACATAATTATTACCATTTGCATTTACATTATTTGCGTTATTAACATCTCTTAAAGTTAATGTTGTTGAATTTACATTACTAAAATAACCATCACTTAAATAACCACCACTTGCAGGATTAGCACTTGCGTTTGTTCCATTTAAAATTAATGATGCTTGATTTGGATTATATAATCCAGTTGCTCCAGCTCCATAATGATAAGTAACCCAACCACTTGCATTACTTCTGTTTTTAATAATAACAAATTTAGGTTCAGAAGAACAACCATGACCAACAGTAGTTATTGAAGCACCTGTTCCTGTATAAGTAAAAATACTAAATCCACTTGTTGTATTAGCTGATACTGTTGATGATATAGTTCCTGAAGTGTTTGATACACCAGCACCATTTGCTTTCCAGTTCCAAGATACATGGGCATTTCCAGTATTATTTACTGAACCACTATCACCAAGACTAAAACCATCGCTATCAAATGATGTTAATGTTACACTTAGTGTGCTTTCGGCATCTGTGTTATTTGATGTTAAATTTTTAGTTGCACCTCTTAATACATCAAAAAGTCTATGATTATTTACATCAACTCTTTCTTTTAACCAAACAAAATCAGGTTGAAAACCAACTCCTGTAATTGATTGTGATGGTCTGCTACCAGTATAAAGTTTGGTGTTAAAATATTTACTGCCTTTATCTATCGTTGTATATGCCATAGTCTATCCGTACTTCGCTAAGTTTTTAGTGCATAACGCATAATACCCACTTGGTACTGCGTATTCAAAATTACCGAATCCTTCAGCATCAGCATTACCTGAAGATATTGTGAATGGTGGGTTGCCGAAGTTCCATTGACTAGAAACACCACTATTATTTCTTACAAAAGGAAAACAAAATGTAGTAGTTCCATCATAAGAAAATGTTCCTGAACCAACTGAAGAACCATTTTGATAAAATGTTATTGATTTAGTTGCACTATCTAAATCTAAAGCAATTCCTACAATATCTCCATTGGCAATACTGCTTCCTGTTGTAGAACCACTAATTGTTGTAAATCCATTTGAACCAGAATTGTTTACGTTATATCCACCCACAAAATCATCTCTTATCCATATACCTGAACCATTTCCTGTTACAATTTGAGTAGATGAATTCCAACTTTGCGTAAAACCAATTCCCCAATGACCAGCAGACCCAGTATTAGTTCTTTTTGATTCCCAATACCATTTTCCTTTTGTAAGTCCAAATGTAGCACCCATATCATTACCACCACTTATGCTTAAATTACCTTCTGAAGCTGTTAATGATGCTGTGTCGTTACAAGTTAAAGTATTTATAGTAGCAAAATTATTAGTAGGAGTATCAGTAGTCTGGTCAATAGAAGTTAAATTATTTACTGTGAATGTATTTCCGTTTCCTGAAGAATCTGTACCAAGAGATGCTGAGTTTTTAAATTGCAGGTAGAAACCATTAGTTCCATAAGAACCTGTGTATGCTTTTGGTTTCCATATTCCTGTGTCAAAATCTGTTTCACCGAATGATGATGGTGTTAATGCTTGACCATCAATTATATATGTTTCTGCTAAATAACCATTTATAAAATCTCCGACAGAATAATTAGCACCTATACGAATTGACTCACCTGATACATTCCATTCAAAATCTTCATTTAGAGTTGGATAAGTTATAGAAGAAAAAGAAGTTACTTGTGTGCCATTAACATAAAGTTTTATTCTATCACTTGAAGTTGCTTGTGTTGTATCAACTGCTAATACAATGTGATACCAAGCTGAAACATCTCTAAATAATTGATTAGTTGTAAAATTAGCACCTAAAGAACTTGGATAGTTATAAAAATTTAAAGTTTCTGGACTTCCATTAAAAAAGAAATTTACAATATCTAAACCACCACCACCCCAAGAAAATATCATTTGATTTCCTGATAATGAACTTCTTTTAAACCAACCACTAAAAGTTACAGTTTTTCTATTACCTGTTGAACCAATTGTTCTATTTAAATTATCAGAACTACCTGAATTAAATCTTAATGAGTTTGTTATGTCGTAACCACCAGAAACACTATTTGTTGGTAATATAACAAATGGCATTTAAGCTACCTTTGGGAATTCTGCTAATGGTCTAGTGTAGATTGGAGATTGCTCTGTGCCAGTATTTACATACTCATACAATGCCTTCAGTTGTTCCACAGTAGTACAAGCATTT